CATAGCCAGACCAATCGTCTCCAGCGTCAGGGCGCCAGCCCATGCCTTTCTTCCGGCTCGGATGGGGCGCGGTAGCAATCGATGGCGAGTCAGCCGCGAATGGGCGTTCCACCAGGCCTTTTTCGTCGCCTTGGACGTCATCAAACACCCACGTGAAAGCGTTGCCCGCGAAGTCGAAAATCTGTTCGCCGTTGGACAGCTGGTGCCAGCGGCGTTCCTTGGGATCGTCCGACACCACGTCGGCGGCCTGCGCGCTGTCGAAGTTTCCCAGGTGCAGGCCCTGATAGATTCCACCTTCGCCGACGGCACCGCCGGTCCAATTGATGCCCTGCTGGGCGATGTCGTGCGCGATCGCCAAGGCTTGCAGCTCGGTAATCAGCTGGCCGCCGGCGGCATGACAGGCACTGCGGGCTTCGTTGTAGTCGATGTCGACCCACGGCGCGCTGGTCGCATTGATCTGCGCGGTGCCCAACGGGCCACGGCTGCACAGGTATTTGCCGACCGTGAAGGACGGGACAAACAGGCCATTCGGCAGCGCGACGTCCGGTACCGTGATGAAGGCGTTGTCGGAAGTCAGCTTGGCCTGAACTTTGGCCTGCAGGTCGGTCGCCAGTTGCGGGAACTCGTCGCGGCAGGACTCGACATAGGCGGCGATCGCGGGCAGCGCATGCTTGTCGTGGTCGAGGTCCAGTACGAAATGCTGGCAGTGTTCGTGTTTCCCGCCTGGGCCGTCGCGGCCGTCTGCGCGCGATACGGCAAATTTGCCAAACAGGCCTTGGGTGTCTTTGTTCATGTGTTGCTCCGTTGATGGTGGTGGGGATGGCCACCGCTTACGCGGCGACCAGGCGCCAGGGTCCAGAGGCCCGGGCTATTTGGTGCAGCGGAAGCCGACATCGCCGTCGCGGTAGTCGGGCGAGCCGCCGCCGAGACGGAACACGCCGGCGTCGTCCCCGTCGTTCCAGTAGCCGCCGCGCACGAGCGCAAGGCCAGACCCGTTCGAGCCCGCGCGCGGGCGCCAGCCCATGCCTTTTTCCATGCTGGGATAGGGCGCTGTCATGATCGATGGCGAGTCCGCCGCAAAGCTGTGGGCCACAACACCGGCCAGATCGCCCTGCACATCGTCGAACACCCATGTGTAGGCGTTGCCGGCGAAGTCGTAGACGCGCTCGCCGTTGGACAGTTGGTGCCAGCGGCGTTCGCATTCTTCGCCGGGCGTGAATTCGCCAGGCTGCGGGCCGTCCACGGTGCCAAGGTGCAGGCCCTGGAAGATATGGCCTTCGCCGACCTTGCCGCCGGACCAGTTGATGTCCTGCTGGCTGATGTCGTAGGCGATGGCGAGGTACTGCAATTCGGTGATCAGCTTGCCGTCGATGGTGGCGCAAGCGCGCTGCGCTTCAGCGAAGTTGATACGCGTCCAGGGCGCGACGTGGGGCGCAATCGATACCTCGCCTTCCGGGTCTTCGCTGCACAGGTATTGGCCGACCTGGAACGACGGCATGGCGGTGCCGTTCGGCAGCGTGACGGCCGGCACAGTGATGAAATGGTGGTTGGACATCGTGATTTCCTCTGTATGAAAATGCCCGAAGGCGGTTATGGTTCGATGCGTGGCGCCAGTTGCACGTCGACGGCGGGTACCGGTTTCGGGTGCCCGGTCAGGAATACGACCGCGTCATGCGTGCTGCCTTCGGTCATGAACCGCAGGCCGTGAATGAACCGCTGGCGGCCGAGATACATCACCGGGTGCGTGATCTGCCATGCGTGCAGCAGCACGCGGTTGTGGTGTTGCGGGTCGAAGGGCTTGTCGCTCACGGTGCGCTCCGTGCTACGCGCCTGCCAGGGCGCAAAATGCCTCAACTTCCGCCACCGCCCGCGCCACCGCATCCACGCCCAGGTACGGCAGCCGCTCGTCGATGCCGGCCACCGCCGCGCGCAGCGCCAGTGCTTCCGCTTCGCAGGCGCCGACCTTACCCACACGTTCAAAGCGGTCGCAGATCAGGCACATGGTGCTGCTGGCCTGTTCCAGCGCCGGGCATTTCATTCCGGCGCGGTCCAGCGCCGCCAGCATCTTCGATACCTGGTTGAAGGCATCGGGTGACGGCTGCGCCAGCAGCAATTCGACGGACATATGCAGCTCCAGCGCCAGGCGGTTACGCGCGGGGCTGGTCATCGGCACTTTGCCCGGCGGCAGGCGGCGGTGGCGGCGGCTCATGGCGTTCAGGCGCGGGTAGTGGCGCGCTGCAGCTGGTCGATGGGCATGGCCCACGGTTCGCCGTTCAGCGTGCCGGGGACTTTCACCAGCGCGTATTTCTGGCCGTTGCCCAGGTCGGGCTTGAGGGCGTGCACGGTGCCACGCTGCGGGCCTTCATCCGAGTCGAAGGTAACGGTAGTGCCGATGGCGATGCGGTTTGCGGTTTGCATGGCGGCGCTCCTTATGGCTTGCCCATCAGAACCGTGAAGCCGCTGGCGACCGCGCTGGCCACGTGCTCCTTGAAGTTGTCTTCGATGGCGTTCTGCGGGCGGTCCAGCTCGTACCAGAATTTCAGCTTGCCGCCGCCCAGGCGGTATTTCAGGCGCGCCTTGATGCGGTAACCCTCGATGGCACTGCGGAACACGCGCAGGCCGATGGTAAAGTCGCGCGGGATGGTGAGGTTGCCGTCGGCGCCGGCCGTGGCCGTGGTGGTCTCGGTGTAGCCCAGTTGCACCTGGCCGTTGTCCAGGCGGCGGTGGCTCTTGAAGTCGACGCCGGTGGTGGCCTGCAGCGTGAGCGCCACTTGCAGCAGCGTTTCGCCGGATGGTTCGACGACGTCGGCGATGTTATCTTCGAGGAAGGTGGCGAACTGTTCCTGGTCCATGGTCTTGCCATCGAATTCCAGCCACTTCGCCATTTCGCGGCTCAGCTCTGCGGTGTAGACGGCGCGGTGATCGCGCCAGCCAGCGGATTCCTCGCCCGCCATGTGGTCGTTGATGACTGCCGTGAGCATGCGGGTTTCCATGTCCGCGTAGATGTAGCAATGGTCCGTATGCGCCTGGTCGCACAGGTATTTCGTGAAGCTGGCGACATCGCCCAGGGCGACGGTACCCTTCTTGCGGGCCGGCGTCGGCGCGGCGGCTTCGATGGCCTTGGTCAAGTCGACGTGCTTATAACCTTCGGGAATCACCAGGTGGGATGATTCGCCGATTTCCTTGATGTCGAGGGCGGCGGCGAGCAGGGTGGTCAGCGCTTCGATGGATTCTGGCGCCAGGGCGGATGGTTGGGTCATTTTGCGGCTTCCTTAAACGTGGTGGGGGTGGTGGCGGTGACGTCGCGCAGGTCCAGCGTGGACTGCCGCGGGTGGTTGCGGGACAAATCGGCGTCGTCGGTCAGCCAGTAGAAGTCGCTGCCGCGCTCCGGCATCGGCATCTTCGCGGTGATCTTGTCCGTGATGACGACTTTGTCGACGTCCTGGCCTTTGCCGGCCGGGCCGACGCTGATTTGCAGCGTGATGCTGCCGGCCTTGCCGGTGTTTTTGACCTTGTTCAGCAGCTCGCCCAGCAGGTTGGTCAGTTCGGCGTGGGTGCGGCCGTCTCGCAGCTCGGGCAGGAAGATGGCAAATGCTTTGCTCATGGTGGATGGGCCTTTCGGGTGGGTTAAAACGGAAGTGGCTCGGTGGCGTTGCTCACCAGCTGGGTCGCGAGGATTTCGCCCAGGTCGATGTCTTGAGACGCCGCCAGGGAGAAGATGTTCGCGATCGCATTGGCCAGGCCATGCGCCATCTGGCGATACGAGCGGGTGGGATCGGTAATGTCCTGGCCGGTCAAGCTCAGGTCGGCGATGGTGTCGAACAGGGCGGCCGCCGGCGCCAGCGGCGGGTTGAGTTCGTGCAGGCTGGGGCTGTTGATGATGCGGCAGGCCTCCGCGCTGGCGCGGCAATGCTGGGTGAGCGTCAGCACGGCGGACAGCAGCGCTGCCCGGTCCAGCTGGAACGTGGCGGCCGCGGCGGCGTGCAGTTCCGCTTCATGCTGCTGCTCGATCGAATCGCGATGGCACATGGGACTTCCTTTCAGTCGTTATCGTTGGTGAAGGCGGGATAGGATGTGACGATGGTCAGGCCTTGCTCCGTCCATGGTTTCTGCAACAGGGGGATCGCGGCATTGAGCAAGTCGCGGCGCGTATAGTCGGAGCCAGGAGTGAAGCCTGCAGTGATAAGGCCGTCCTCGATGGTTGACATGAGTGAGCACAGGCAGTCATCCAGTG